CTCTTACAATTCCTAATTCTTGACATATTCTCTTATGCAGTTTTGATTGTTAACCTTAATTTCGAGGCTGCGCACGTCGATAGCGTCTATCGGCTCGCTCACCTCCTGTCCGCTCGGGGTCATCGCCCCGTAACGGCCATAGTCGAAGTTCTTGGACATCGTATGGGGAACATACTCCAATTCACCATAGCCCCAATCGAAACGGCGGTCGTGCAGCAGCACGTCGATGAGTTTCTCATAGATGGGCAGCAGGATGCGCTCGAAGGATGTCTCCATGCGCTTCTCATTAGACCAGTCCTTCTTGGATGAACAGGCGATGATGAGATTGATTTTCGTGCGGTACTGGTAGTCGCCCGAGTCCACGATCTGCACATTCGGCGTCTGCAAAGCAATCAGCGGGAACTTGAGCGGCATGTTGCTGCCCACACCCTTTGAACGCACGTCAAGCATGTCCTTGATGTACTGAGCGGAACCGTAGATGTAGTTGATGCCCACACCCACAACGGTCTCGGTGCTGCCGTCTTTCCTGGTATTGATGATGCTTACGGCCTCACCAACGGCTTTCACCACACTCTCGAAAATCTTCTCTATCTGGTCCATTACAAATTGAACTGGTTAATGGGGGTTACCATGTTGACACGATAATAAACCTCAAAGTCGCTCACCTCGGCCCATTTTATGAACTGCAAGTTCAACTCCACCATGTGGTTCCATACCGACACCATGCGCTGGCGGGGAGGCTGGTTGTCGTTGGCCGACTTCAACCGCATCAGGCCGGTGATGGTCATCGTCTGGTTGACATCGCCCACCATCTTGAAATAGACGTAATGGGCGAAGGACTGGCGCAGTTTCCCGCATAGTTCCTCCACGGGCTCGTTGACGTAGGGCACCACCTCCTCGCCGTCCTCGGCCTCTGCCAAAGCCTGTTCAAAGGCCTCGGTGTCGGCAAGGTGCTTCACCACCGTCTCGGCCAAGGCGTCACCGACCATGTTACGCAGGAACTCGTCCTGGTAATGCTCGATGTAGCCAGTAATGGCCTCCTGGACAGCATAGGCATTGTTGTCCATGTCACCGTGTGCCTTCGCATTCTCGATGGCGAGAGGACCGGTGTAGAAATATGAGCAATCAATGAGGTTCATCGTTCATGTCACTTCTTTGCCTTCTTGGCGGGTTTCTTCTCATCAGCAGGGGCAACGTCCTTGGTGTCGGACACCTCGGGCTCTGCCTTCTTCTCCTCGGGGGTCTCCTCCACCTCATCGGCAACGGGGGTGATTTTCACCATCCCCATTGCGATGCGGTAGCGGTTCTCCTGAAGCACCACGTCAGCCTGCGGACCTTCCAGGATATACTTCATGGTTAGGCGGGCTTGGTGATGGCGGTCTTCAGAGCGGCAATGCTGCCGTATGCGAAGGCCCAGGGGTTGTAAATCGGGAAGATGATCTCTTCCTGGGCGATGAGGTGAACAGAGTTGGTCAACTTGTCCTCCACGTCCTCAGCCCACTCAAGGTTGAGGTTGGTGTAGTCCACGATGGAGCAGCCGTTCACGGAGAAGTCACCAATCAGGTACATGCCGACGGGAACACCGTCGTACTCCACGATGGGACGGCCAGCGATGGTCTTCACACCGCCGTTCATCTGCACAAGACCCAGGTTGCGGCCAGTGGTGTCCTTCTCGCACTCAATCGCATTAACCGTAAGCGGGTTAAGGATGATGGCGTTGGGGGCATACTGGGCGTAGGTCATCACGGCGAAAGCGGTCTTGATGACGTCGAGGCTGTTGGGCAGGGTCACGCTCTGGTAAGCGGCACTCTTGACGGTGAAGGTGATGGCACCGCAGTGAGCGGTGGTCTCGGTCGTCACGTTGGTGGTGGCGCCGATGCCACGCACGATGATCTGACGGTCGTTGACCTTGATGACATCGTGTGTGCCGTTCAGCGAAGCGTTGTCGGTAGCACCGGCAAACGTGATCTTCATGCCGTCGAGGATGAGAGGCTGGGCGTTGGTGAACTCAACCAGCGCGTCAACACCACCGTTGTAAGGCTCAACGCTCTTCACGGCACCAGCGGTACCAGTGACTACGGAGCCGTTTACGATGTTCTCAACGGGCAAAACGCCGTTCTTGTTGGCGATACCGTCCAGGTTCTCGCCATTGCCGTCACCGAACAGGATGCCGGCGTCCTCAGCACGGAGGACTGCATCGGGCAGGGTGGCCAGGATGTAGCTGCGCACATAGACGCGGCTCTTGAGCATACGCTTGGAGATGTGGACGAAAGTACCAAGGCGCTTGGTGCTTACGCTGTTCTCCTTCACCTGGAACGAGCTCTCGGCGAGACGGCCGTTCTCAGTGTGGTAGCGTGCATTGCGGTCGAGATTGGTGATCTCTGCGAACGTCAACTGGGGGAAGTCGGGATCGCCGGTGAGCACCGTAATCACGTCACGCATGTGCAGACGGCGGTTGTTGTAGGGAGAAACGACGTTGGGCAGCTGGCGGCTGATGAGGATGTCGCCAGTGTAGTCGTTGGTCATCGAAACGATGTCCTTCATCTTGAAACCACCGAACACACCGCTCTTGCGGGTATGGCCCTCGGCGAACTCCTTGAACTTCTCGCTGTCGAACATGTCGTTCAGCATCTCGTCAAACTTGTTGACGCGGTCCATAGCGCCGTTCTCCTTGGCCTTCTGGATGCTCTCCATGGCACCCTTGAGCATGTCGCGCAGCTCGGTGTTGTCCTTCTGCAGCTGGGCGAACTTCTCACTGTCGTAGCCATTCAACTTGTCGTTGATGGCGTCGAACTTCTTCTGCATGTCCTCGGATGTCACCTCGCCCTCCATCGCCTTGTTGACAACGTCACACATGGCCTTGAGGATGTTCTGCATGAAGCTCTTCTGCTCGGCATCCTGAATATTGTCAAGATTGTAGCCGAAATCGTTGATATTAACCTTCTTCATTACGAAACAAAAATTAAATGGTTAGTGTTTCTCGATTGCACGGTTGAGGCCTCCGAAGAAAGTGCTACCAGCGGCTTTCTCTTCCAGCGGCTCTTCCTCGGAACGAGTGTCTCCTGACGGCTCGTCCAAGGACTTTTCCTCACCGGAAGCGGACTGCTCAAGCATGATTGTCGATTTGTAAACTCTGGAATAGCAGTGCGGGCAATAGGCGTACTCGGAAATGTCCGCAAGGGACTTCTCCACCATGGCCTCGTCAATCTTGCCGTCACACTTGCTCAGTACGGGTGTGAGAATGGACAAGACTGCCTCACGGATCTCCGGCGCCAGCTTGGCCATCTCCTCTGCGACGATGTCCTCAGATATCCAGCGCAGGTACATGTTGGCTGTTTCCAACACCTGCTGGCTGAACGTGTGCTTCTCGGCATCGTCCCACACAAACTCTTGCCCACAATGGGGGCAAGTCACAATGACTGCGCCCTCAAGCGCCTTGTTAAGCATGTCAAGTCTCATCTCGTATTCCTTTAAGCGAGCATCCGAGTACCTCATCTTGAGGGCCTGACGGATGAACTCGATGTTAGCCCTAACGTCGCCGGGGCTGTCGTTCTTGATGTCAACAAGGAACGTCTGCGGGTTGGAACCCCAGTTGGTCAACGTGGAATACTCCCACATCTTCCACTCAAGCACCTTGCGGTGGTCTTCCTTGTCACGCTTGATTGCCTGCACACCGATGGAATGCTCAAGCGTCCGGCCAGCGGCAGCGAACAGCTTGTAATCTTCCAACGTGTCACGGCCAATCTGCTTGGCGAGGTTGATCTGGCCGGTCATGATGAGGTTACCGTCCTTCTCCTCACCCTCAAGGGGCACACCAAGCAACTGTGTCACGTCATGGTTGAGGAACCACTTCATGCGAGCGATGTTCTCGCTCAACGTCTTCGTGAACGAACCCGGCATGGAGATGTCATTCTGGGAGTCAACAACCCCGATGCCATTCACGGCCACCTTTACGATGCCCTTGACCTCGTCCAAATCATTCGCCTTCGTCTTGTAAAGCAGGCGCTGAAAATTCTCCTTCATCTTCTTTGGGTTTTTGATTGTTAGTGAAATTCTTTACTCTCTCTATCTCGTCGGGGGTCATCTCGCTCACGAGTTTGTCGTACAGAGCGTCTTCCACCCGTTCGTATCCTTGCTGGGCCCGCCAGTCGTTCAGCGTGATCAGCCCAGACTCGAATTCTATCTTGCAGCGGTCAGTAATGGAGCGCAGCACCTCCTGTTCTTCTTTCTTGCCCGTCTGCAGGCAGTCCACATCGCTGAAGTCCGCATCAAGGTACAGCCCGTCCTGGTCAAGACCGAGGAAACGGGTGAATTCCTGGCAGAACCTCTGCACCATCGGAATGATGACCGACGAGTACACAGCCTTCTCCGCATTGGCTTGGTTGGCGTAGGTGCTCTGGTCCTTGCGGGGAATCAGCACGGGAGGGATGCCGTAGATGCCGGCGATGATGACGGCATCAGCCAACGTCTCGTCAAACGGCTGAAGGTCGGTAATGGACAGGTTCGTGCGGATGAAGTCCAGTTTCACATCGCTGATGCCATACGGGTACTTGCCCCGCTCCAGTCCGTACATCTCGTTGGCCTGGTCGAGGATTTTCTTCTTCTCGTCGCTGGTCAACGCCTTGCTGCCCATCTCGTCCTTCTGGTCACTCACAAGCCATCCGAGACCGCCTCGTTTGACGTAGATGACGTTTCGTGCCTCGTACACGGCAATGAGGTTGCTGATTGCCTTGAGCACGGCATAGAGTCGGCTCTTTGCCTTCAACGGGTCGCCCGACTGATATCCGAGGAAGTCATCCTTGTCATGGAACACGCAGCGGGGGTCGATGGCACGGTGGTACATGTCGCCAATATCATGGTGATACGCCTCCACCACGTCCTCTACGTCGGCAACACCGTAGATGTCGCCCACAACACGCTTGTACTCGATGCGAACGAGCAACGACTCCAGCTCCACATAGCGGTCACACCACTTGTACAGGGTCTTCGCACCAGCGAAAGTGTCACTCATCGCAGCCTTGATATAGCTGTTGCCCGTGACGAGCTTATAGGCGAAGTGTTTGAACAGCGTGCGGTACCACGTCTCGAAGGCATTCGGCTTTACGAGCAGACGGTTGATGATGTCGTTATTCCACACCACAGTCTCGTCACTGTACTTCTTGAGCACATACTTCGCACCAGCGGCACGGCTGGCGATGTAATTCACTGGCCATGCTACCTCGGGGACGGTATTGTACAACGTCAGGAAGTTCGAGTTTGCCACATACGGCGTGGCGGTGATCTTCCTTGCCATCAGTGCGACACGCTCCTCGGAGGTCAACGACGTGGCAACGGCAACGGCGGTATTGTAGTCATCCACCGGTGTCGCGCTCTTCTTTCGTAATCCTATGCTTTCGAGAAATCCCATGTGCTTGCGATTAGAACAAACACAAAAGTATTTACAAAAGAAACCCGTTCGGCAAAACCCCGAATTCTTGAAAACCTGCAAACGGGTGCGCAAACGAAAAAACACCGCTAACGCGCTGATTGTTAGCAGTGTTTTATTATGTTTCAAAAAATACTCTCGTTATGCGATTTTGGCGTTTCTGCGGTTCTCCTCGGTGTTGGGGAAAATGCGCTTGAAGGAGCGGGAATAGCGGTGA